GATAAAAATAAAAGAGATAACGAGCTTTCTAAATCTGTACGACGAGAATCAAGAGATCGAGATTCCGGAACAAATAAAGATCAAGATATTAAACGAAAAAAACACGATCCTATACTGGAACAATGAAGGATTTGAAGGATTCAGCTGGGATGGACAAGAATTTTTCAAAGTTGATTTCCCATTTTTAGGAGAATAAAAATGTATAAAGAATGTCCGCTATGTGGTAATCAAGAGAAGACGCAAGAAGAAACAGAGATAGAAATTAGACAAAAAGCAAATGAAGTTTGTGAAGAATTTATAAAAGGGAGGAGATCGGTATCTATTCTTTCCAAAAGAGAGAATGAGATAATCGACTGCATATTAGATTTGAAGATGAATTTTGAACAAGCTGCTAATAATTTTGGAATCAATAAAAAAACGATTTACACTTACTGGGACAGAGCCATCGAAAAAGTAAGTAATTTGTAAGAAAGCCAAATCCCTTTATATCAATATTTTATAAGAAAATAACGCCATTTTAAGACCTATTTTGTAAGACCATTCCCTTTTATAGAGGGGTGTATGTTTCACCTCACACCGGGAAAACCTGATTTAAAACACGTAAAATTCAGCCCGGCATAAGAAAAAAACATCGTTGAGACCGGTTTTGACGCAAAATTACAAATGCAAAAACAATCACGTCTGGGAAAAGTGGTATCCGGGATTCCGTGAACCACCTCCGATCTGTCCTGAATGCAAGAAAAAGGGCAAGAAGATAATCTCATGCGGAATATTCGTGTTAAAAGGAGAGGGTTTTTATCAAAACGATTACAAAAAATGAGGGAGCGGTATTGAACGCCGAACTTGTAGGAATCAAGAATCTCAAGTCAACAGGAAATTGGAGGCTTGAGTTTGACGTATATGAGATTGACTCCGACAAAGTAAAAGAATTATTTGATAAAGTAAGCAGAGCCGTTGTAATAGCGGTGGTGGAAAATGACGGATAAATTAGATATATACGGACAGGAAAAATCAAACATGGTTGCCGAAGAAATAAAAGAGGAACAGGAGGGCTGCAGGAGGGACGATAAAGGTAGATTTATTAGTTCTGGAAACCCATTAAGACAGTTCAAACCCGGTGAATCAGGTAATCCAAACGGCAGAAAAAACGCCATATCTGACATATTCAACGAGCTATTAGATGCTCCGCAAGACGACAGAACCGTAAGGGAAGCAATAGCCGAGAGAATGATCGCAATAGCAAAAACAGGTCAAGTTAAAGATTTTTTTAATGCCTTCGACAGAATTATTGACAGAACCGAAGGCAAAGCATTAGAACGTGTTCAAACTCAAGAGATAAAAGACGAATTAATAATTGAGTGATATTCAAAATAAAGAAAGAGTCATTCCTTCCGGCACAGCTAAAGTGGTGGGATATGCCGAACTTTTACAAACTTCTGGTGGGTGGCTACGGAAGTGGGAAGACTCACATCGGAGCGATGAGGTCGATATATCTATCCCATGTAAATTCAGGCATTCCGGGTCAATACGTTTCACCTTCTTACCCGATGGCAGAAAAGACGATTGTAATGTCATTGAAAGAAATAATGAGCAGGTCGGGACTTGATTACACATACCACGAAACAAAGCACAGATTCCACATTAAGAACTGGAATGGACACATCTGGATTGGATCGGGTGAAAAACCGGACAGCCTCAAAGGTGCAAACTTGGCATGGTTTGGGATTGATGAGCCGTTTGTGCAAAAAAGAGAAGTATTCAAACAGATGATTGCCAGAACACGACACCCGGAAGCTACGATCCATGAAGGATTCCTCACCGGAACAGCAGAAGAACTGAACTGGGGGTATGAGTTAATCAACGACCAAAAGATTGATATTGGTTATGTTGTAGCTTCGACATTAGATAACCCACATTTACCACAAGAATATAAGGACAATCTACTTGCAAGCTATACTCCAGAAGAAATTGATGCTTATGTATATGGGAAGTTTGTCAACCTTACTGCTGGGAGAGCGTGCAAACCATTCGACAGAGAGAAACACGTTGTTAAACGTGATGTTAAAGAGTTATTAGAGAATGGTCAGTTATTCGTTTCGTGTGATTTTAACGTCGATTATATGAGTGCAAATATCGGAGTAGATTTAAATGGACATATTCATTTCTTTGATAAATTCAGGAAGTCAAATTCCAACACGTTTGAAATGGCTGATTGGTTGAGGGCAAAGCACCCAAATCTAAGGAATTGTTATCCCGATGCAACAGGGACTGCAAGAAAAACATCTTCAACAAAGTCAGACCATCAGATATTAAGAGATAAGGGATTCGTAATTCATTGCAAGTCGGGGAATCCTCCGGTGAAAGAAAGAGTTAATGCTTGGAATAGATTATTGCTGCAAGATAGAATCACAATCGATCCGAAGTGTGCGGAATTAATTGCAGATAATGAATTGATGGTATGGAAAAAAGGGGTATTAGATCAAATTACTGATCCAGCAAGAACTCACGCATTTGACGCTGCAAGTTACATGGTAATATACAAGTATCCATTAGTCAAACAAGTGGCAAGGAGTGTTCAATGGGGATAATACTCGGGGTAAGTCTTGCATTTAATTTATTATTCATTTATTTATATTGGTATGGGGCGAGGGTGAACAAGAAGATAATGAAGAAGATATATCAACCGCCAAGAAGAGATGGAATTTACTATGCGTAGTGTGAACAATGTTGTAATACCCGAATATTCGACTGATATTGTAATGGAATCAGTCAGGAAGTCTATAGAAGCAATTGCAAGTAACAAGGAAGCAGAGAGGTCGGTAGCGTTAGACTTCTATTATCATAACGAAGTGGATAGGCATATAGAACAATGGTTTTCTAAAGCCACGTTAAATCAAGTGCCGGTATTCCCTACTCGCATTGTGGGGAGGTTTGCTAAGGCTCGTAATTTAATTTATAAATCAAAACCACAAAGATTTATTAATGGTGAAATTAATGAAGATTATCAGGTTCTTTCAGAAAAGCTTGACAGGAAAGCACAGGAATTCTCTGAGTTAGCATGGCTACTTAAAGATTGTGCATTTAGAACCGCATGGAATGAGCGTAGACAAAGACTCGAATACATGATTATTCCTCAATATAAGAAGTACTATAAAGAGGGAGAATTTGAACCTTTTGGAATAAGTTATGAGATTGCAAGGAAGGGTAATAATAGAGAGTATGTATTTTGGTCAGCAGAAAGAGACGGTGAACCTGGACTGCATTATAAATACGATCAAAGCGGAAGAATTATTCCTATTAATGAAGGAAATATTAATCCGTATGGAGTCTTACCTTTTACATTTGTTGAACATCAATCGGATGCAAGTGATGTAATACGAACATCCATTCAAATAGGGATTGCACAGACTGAGATTGCTCTTGCTGAAAGATTTGGATTTGGTCAACCCGTAGTAACAGGATTACAGACAGAATCCTCATTAAAACTTGGTATAGATAAAGTCATGCAACTTGGAGAGGGCTCAGATTTTAAGTTTGTTGGTTCTCCGGGAGATTTAGAAAAGATGGTTTCTGTAGTGCGTTCATTTGCTGACCTTACCGCTATCAATCATCATTTAAGAATTCGATGGGATGACTCAGGTAATCCAGCATCAGGTGAAGCATTGAAGATATTGGAACTTGAGAACCTACAAGTAAGAGAATCAGACACAGAATTATTCAGGGAGTGGGAGAAAGACCGTTATAAAGTAGACCAAGCTATTATAGAAGCACACACAGGAAAGAAACTTGGAGATGCTTTTCAAGTAGATTTTAAAGAAATAGGATTCCCAAAGAGTGCAAAAGAAGATAGAGAAGATTGGGATTGGAAGTTTAAGAATAAACTTGCCACAAGAGAAGATTATTTCAAAGCAATGAATCCCGATATTACAGAAGAAGAATTACAAGTGAAGTTGGGTGAAATAGACGAAGCACAACCATCACCATTATTACAGGCATTGAGGAAGCCAATTGCCTGATCCATCTGTACAATTCAGCGGAGCAATTCGCAAGGTACAAGAATCCCTCGTTGAGCAAGTTGTGATTCTTAGAAACAGGGGAATGAGTAGAGAAGAAATACTCTTGATATTGCAATCAATGGATATGCAAGATGTTATTCTCAATCAGCTCGGATTACAAGGGGATATAGATAAATTAATGTTGACCTATGAAAAAGTATTGTCAGGTATGGAAATGACAGGAACGATTACCAACGAAGCATTAACCGCTTTGGTAGAAATGGATCGTGCTACATTCATGCGACAAGCTGGAATGATGGGTGAGAACATTAGAAAAGAACTCGCTAAGGGTGTTGTTGCTGGTATAAGTGAGAAAGAAATAGCTAACGGAATATTGAATGGTTCGGGAGGGGTATTAAGAGCCGACCAAGCTGAGACCCTTGCAAATACCGCATTAAATACGTTTGAAAGAAATGTAACTGCTGAGATGGCTAACTATGATCCTCCTGAGGCTAAGTATGTATATCTTGGTGTCGTTGATGAGAAGACAAGAGATATTTGTTTAGAGATGGTAGGGGTTGGAGCATTGACTCGTGAAGAAATAGACTCACAGTTTCCGGGTGCTTTTGTTGATGGTGGAGGATTCAACTGTAGACATCGTTGGGCGAGAGAGACAACCTCATCTAAGAAATTAACAGAGACGAGCAATGCAAATAAGGTAATTGCTGGAAAACAAAAAGAGGGTAAATGGCGAAGCCCCCAAACATTTAGAGAGAAAATTGGCTAAGAAATTACAAACTATACCAAACTTAAAACCTTCTTGGTGGAAGAGAATCGGGGATGAAGTCTCTGACAAAATCAGAGTACATACACAAAAGAAGAAACTGGATGTTGATGGCAAGGGGTTTGGCTCTTATTCATCTAAGTATGCTAAAGCCAAGAGGGATGGAAAATTTAAAAGACAATCATCTAAAAGCACAAAACCTGACCTCACATTAACAGGGGATATGATGAGGAATTTACAGGTTCGTACTGCAACGCCTATTGGGGTTGTGATAGGATGGAGTGGAACAGATGCAGAGAAGGTTCAATGGAACGCAAGGCAAGGCAGAGAGATTCTAAAAGATAAAAAACCACTTGCATCGGATATCGAGAGATATATTATGAGGGAACTCGATAAACAAATAGAAAAAAATTTGAAAGCCGTTGAAGATACTAAAACTATCATCATCGGAAAATAGCAACTCACAAAAGAGGTAAACATGAGTGAAACAACAGTCGAAACTCCAGACGTTAAAACGGAGACAGTCGTGGAAGACGTTAATAAACCCGCTGACATTCCTTATTCCCGATTTAAGGAAGTCAACGACGAACTCAAATCGTTTAAGGATAAGATTGCAAAAATGGAATCTGACAAAGAAGCGGCAAGAAAGAAAGAGTTAGAAAAACAGGGAGAATATAAAACTCTTCTTGATGAAACAACTCAGAAACTTGAAGCTGTTACTACAAAGGCGAATGAATGGGATCAATACAAGGCAGACCGACGCAAATCGTTAATAGATAAACTGCCGGAAGATGATCGGGATTTATATGGTGGACTCGAGTTGGATAAACTTGAAGCACACATTAACAAAAATACAAAAACTACTATTCCAAATGTCGATACTTCGCAACCGGGTGATATGGGTGGATACTCAACACTTCCGGAAGCAGCAAAGGCATATAGTAAGGGCGAAATTGATGAAAAAGCCTTCTCAAAAATCCGTAGATCATTCACAAATCGCCTCGGTAGATAAGACTCCAACTAATTTTAATGGTTGGAATCCTGATACTGAGGGACGGTTGTCTATGGCTGTTATGAAAGATGGTTCAAGAAAATATCTTTATGATGGTGTAGAGGAAATCTCTACTGGTGATGCGGTTGGTGCTTTGACGGGCAAGGACAGTATTCCGAGAAGAACATCTGTATCTGTTCGATACAAACCCGGTCAGTATGAACGACTATTTGGAAAGAAGGAGAAATAAGATATGGCTGCTATAGGTGAAAGTGGCAACGCTGCCTATTTCCAAGGTGGGCTACTTGACGTAATCCTTGCAGATGCTATTATAGCATTTGATGAACATGGTGTTACTCTCCCTCTCGTTTCGGTTAAAGGATCACCTGCTGGTGATACTACTAATTGGATTGCATACAACACAGGAACTCATAAAG